GAGAAAGCACGGAAAAATGACAATAAGAATGGCATATGAAATGGTCATGCCCTATCATCTTCATATGCCATCTTATTTTTTAGAGACATTTACTGAATATCCCTTGTCAACTGTAGGGGCAGGGTTTGCCTGCCCAAATGCATAAGCAAACTATTTTTGGGCGAGCGAACCTTGCCCCTACTGGCAAAATGATACGCCATTTTACTTTTGATACATCTTCATATTATGAAGAGAGCTTTTTTTGATTTATTCTTTTATATCTTGGTACAAGAAGCGCTTGATACTTTTTTTGGCTGTTTTTTCAAATTCCTCAGGATATAGCTTGAAGCGGGCTATTTGGGAAAATGCCGGTAATTGTTTGTTCAGTTCAAGGCGGTTTTCTTCCATTACCCGTACAAGGTCTGATTGGCTCAAGCCGTGAGCAAAAGCATCATCGGAATCCGGATAGATTAGGCCCACCAGTTTGTCTTGTTGCAGAATAATCAGTGACTCTGACACGTATGGCATATTGTTTAGCTTGGACTCTATTTCTTCCGGATAAATGTTTTGTCCGGAAGAAGTGAGTAACAGGTTTTTGCAACGTCCTTTGATAAAAACATTTCCGTCTTCGTCTATTGTCGCCATATCGCCTGTATGCAACCATCCTTCAGTATCAATGACTTGCCGTGTCGCTTCCTCGTTCTTATAATAGCCCAACATCAGGTTGGCTCCACGGCATACCAGTTCACCCGCAATGGCTGATGGGTTAGGAGACAGTACCTTGGCTTCCATACGTGCGGCAACTTTTCCGCAAGATGCCAGTTTCAGTTCTGTCCAATGACTATGGCAGATGATGGGACCACATTCAGTCATTCCGTATGCAATGGTGTATGGGAAATCTATCATTTTTAGAAAGGCTTCCACTTCGGCATTGAAAGGAGCCCCTCCGATGATGATTTCGATGAAATTTCCGCCGAAAACTTCCATCGCCTTCTGCTTGATAAGTTCTTTTATCTTATCGCTGATGATGGGAACATGTAATAGCAGTTTACCTAATTTGTTGTCTACCTTGGGAAGAATATTTTTCTTGAATATTTTTTCCACAATCAGTGGCACGCAAGCTATGACGCGCGGGCGGATTTCCGCAAATGATTCGGCTATGATTTTGGGCGATGGCATGCGGGTAAGAAACCATAGATGGGCGCCTGCTGTGAAACCGTAAAGAAAATCGAAAGTCATGCCGAATACGTGTCCCAAAGGTAACATGGATACGACGCTGTCACCTGCTTTCAGACCTATTTTTTCTTTACAGTAGAGCACGTTGGAGAGTATGCTACGATAAGGCAGCATTACGCCTTTGGAATATCCGGTAGTACCTGAAGTGTAATTAATGATGGCCAGGTCTTCTGATTTTTCTTTTTCATAAGAAATATCATCGGGACGAAATCTGCAAGGGAATTTGTGCCCGAATATCTCATTCAGATGGTCGCGGGCATAAGCCAGTTTTTCCGAACGGGATACGGGTACACCGAAATCTTTCAATTCTATGATACCTTCCAAATGAGGCATGGCTGCTTCATTCAAGTTCTCCCATATCTGATCGCCTACGAACAACAGGCGGGCTTCAGAGTGGTTTACAATATTGTGTACCTGATCGGCTTTGAATTCATGTAGGATAGGTACTACTACGGCACCATAGGTGATGACGGCAAGGTAAGTTACTGTCCAATGAGCGCTATTACGCCCGCAGATGGCTATTTTATCTCCCTTCTCAATGCCGGCATTTTCCAGCAAGATATGTATTTTCTCTATTTTACGGGCCACATCTCTGTATTGTAATGTGATGCCTTTATAGTCTGTAAGAGCGTTTAAATACCAATTTGTTTTTATACTTTGCTCGATAAGAGCAATAAAACTCTGTTCTAGTTCCATGATAACTTTTGCACATTTATAGGCTGAGTGTGCGCAAAAGTAGTAAAATGAGGTAAGGGGGATGGGAAATGAAACAGTTTTTTACATTAATTTAACGCCCTGAAAATGTAGATTCTTTTATTATTTTACTTTAAAATGCTAGTTTATAATCGTTTGCCAATTGTTGATATGTCCCTTTTCCGGAAATGTTATTTGTTCAGTCATAATAGTATTAGAATTCAAAGATTCCGGGGGATAATGTAGGATTGATATAACTGACGTCACGTGTTTGCCATAACCTGCCATTCAGTGTGTAGAATAATTGTTTGGTGGCCGACGAATTGTTTAGGTTAACAGTAATTACGTACAGAGTGGTTCGTTTAGGAAATTCTATGAGATTTACATTGGTGGCAGTCCACATGGCGTATGGACTCAATGTAAAATCATTATATACGTTAGGTGTCAGTTGATCTGTAGTTTGTAAATCGGTATTAGTCATTACCCATTGGGCATTACCGTTCATCCATACTTCTTTTTCAAAACCATTTTGGATAAAAGAGGCCACATAATAATTCCCTTGTTGGCTCCAGCTTACGTTCGTGGCATGTGGATATATCTTTTTCAGTGCTATATGAAATGTAGTGGGAGAGGTAGCAGACAAGGTGGTGATCAGTACCCATAATATTACACATATAGAATAACATCTCTTCTTCATGGTATTTAAATGTTTTGATGAGGTTGATAAAACAGCTTGGCTATACTTTTTGTTCGCCGGTATAAAACCTGATTTTGTGGATTTTTTCCACACTTTTGTGGTGTTGTCAACAGGAATCTACACTCCTGAAATGAAAAAATGTATATGTATGTAGCTGATTTTTAGTTAGATATTAAAATGAGCAGATTTGTGGCGCGCTTCTTGTTTTATTGTTGTCGGTAAAAATAAATAAAAAATAAAGTAATTATGAAAAAGGTATTAGTAACATTGGTATTAGTGATGACTTTAGGCGTGTCTGTTTCTTTTGCTCAAGCGGCTCCGGTAGAGGTTCCGGTAGTGGAAAAGCCTCAACAATCTAAGAAGTTGGTTTTCTCGGAAATCTATATGAATGATGTGCCGGAAGCCGTGATGGACAGGCTTGCATTGGAAGGTGCTATGATAAAGCAGGCTTTTATGGCCTATGGCATTGATGGAAGCCGTATTTATAAAATTAATGTGTTGACAAGTGATGCTCATGAACAGACATTGTTCTTAGGTGAAGATGGTAAAATTTTGCAATAGTTAGTATATTTATAATAGTGCTTTTACATGAATTCCCGGCTTGTGATAAGTCGGGAATTTTTTTAGTTAAATTGTTTCTTGACGATATTCGAAAAATAATTAAGAAATCTCTTGTGCATAATAATTGTAGGTTTTATCTTTGCCACTCAAATTTAAAAAGGTGATACAATGGAAACTTATGATATATATTTTAAAGAAGGTAATGATTTTGCTAATAAAGGATTTTCATTGAAAGATAAGGCTAAGGCCATTAGAATGGCGGAAGATATGTTGGCTGAACGCAAAGGATATGTGAAGGATTTTGTTGGAGGAACTATTTCCGTAATGTGTAAAGAAACGAAAGAGGAAGTTTGGTCCAAGCCGATAGGGGAGGTTTAATGCAATTTTTACATCTTTTTTTGCCTTGCCAATCATAGAGTTGTGAAATACAGTGCTGTAATTGAAATGGTACGTAGCCGTTAATAGCAGCAACCCTTGGTTGTATTTGTGGTGGATTTGTTATTGGCGGACATGAATATTTCTTTCTCTTCTAGGATATTCGGTATATTTCTCCTTTCATGCTTTTGCCGGACTGATATAGATAATGCCGGGTAGCACTTGATAGGACGATGATTGTTCTTTTACTAAGATGCTTCAGTATGACTTTTTTCCGATCCTATCCATTCTTGACATATAGTTGTTATTCATAGCTAAATACACCGTATTCCCAATGAAGCTTTCTGTGGGGATCCCTTTGGTGTTCGTGTAACTATTGTGACTGTTATTATGCCGATGGGGTATAGTATTGATACAACAATGATTTTTCATAATAACTTTTAACTTATGATTTAGATAGCTCCGACTTGTCACAAATCGGGGTTATCCGCTTGTTATGCTATTAAACTTGGTCAGCTATTGGTTAACAATTTCACGCAACAGTAACTCTTTGGAGTAAAAGTGGCAAATAAATTTTTTGTTCACATGAAAAAAAACTTTCCCAAAAGCTTTGTATTATTGATTTTCTATGTATCTTTGCATCGTTATTATTTCTCGGGGTATTAGCTCATCTGGCTAGAGCGTTAGACTGGCAGTCTAAAGGTGGCGAGTTCGAGTCTCGCATGCTCCACTTTACAAACCTCTCTGTTTCAGAGGGGTTTGTGCTTTCTTAAGCTTCTCCAGTTTTCGTTTTTGGATAAAAAAAAGACAGTTTGTGCCACTTTTGGCAAAAAGAACTTGTCTAAAACGAATCCAGAACAATTATGACAACTCTTAAAGCTGCCGTTGTTCCGGCCAAGGTGCTGAAAAACGGCAAACACAGAATTCGTATAGCAATTGGTCATAAACAGGAAACAAGATACATCGTTACCCGATTTGAAATAGATAATACTGCTAATTTTAAGGGAGGGCAGGTGGTAGGTGTTCCTGATGCTGCACATGTCAATGCTAAATTACGTGGAATACTTAATTCATATCAGGATGCCTTGGATAAAATAAACACATCATCCTATACTTGTACCCAACTTGTCGAATACTTGTCCTCGGTAAAGCAGGGAGCTATCTCTTATAGTGTTGCTTCGGCTGACTATATGCAGAATTTGATTAAAGAGGGGAGAAGGACCACTGCTTCCTTATATCAAAGGGCGAGTGATTACTTCATTGAGTTTGTCAAATATGATATAATGCTTGATGGAATTACTCCCCGGACCATAAAGGACTTTGACATTTATCTAAAGAATGTCCGAAGGCTGGCTCCTGTTACTTGTGGTATGCACATGGCACATTTGAAGGCAATAATCAATCAAGCAATAAGGGATAAAAAAGTATCATATGACACGCATCCTTTTGAATATTATGAAAGACCGGCAGGAATGCCTAAAGAGCGTGATATCTCGGTAGCTGACGTAAAGAAGATAAGGGATGCGGAGATAAAAGAGAAGTCTCAGCGTGTTGCCAGGGATGTGTTCATGCTTTCGTATTATCTAGGAGGTATCAATCTGATGGACTTGATGCAATACAATTTCAAAGATGCGAAAATTATGGAATATGTACGTGAAAAATCAAAAAATACAAAGAAAGGTGATATGAAAATCAGCTTCACTATTCCTGAGGAAGCAAAACCGATTATCAAAAGATGGATGGGGCGTAATGGAAAGCTTGATTTTGGTTATAAATACTCTTATCCTAATTTTCGTAACTATGTAACAAAAGAAATTATAAGGTTAGGGGAGAGGTTGGAGATAGAATCGCATGTCGTATATTATTCAGCTCGTAAATCCTTTGTCCAACATGGTTTTGAGCTGGGCATACCATTGGAAACTTTGGAGTATTGTATAGGCCAAAGCATGAAATCCAATAGACCGATCTTTAATTATGTCAGAATTATGAGAAAACATGCTGATGAAGCCATAAGAAAGATTTTAGATAATCTAAAGTGAGGATTCAAGAACTAGAGCGATTGCTTCGGCAGTCGCTTCCTCTTTTTCTTTGTCTATCTCTGAGTTTAGCCGTTCTATCAAGTCCATATTCCCTGTGACAATCGTTTTTGTGCCCTCAGAGGAAGAAATTGTAAGCTCATAGTGTCCATAACCTATAAACTTTTTAGATAGCTGATAAGTGGTTGGGGGGGGTAATTTTGACATATATGCGAATTTCGTTAGTCAGCGGAAAAAGAAAACGGTTCCGCTTTCCCGTTGCGTTACATTCCGTAATCGAAACAGTGGGTACATTAATACTCCACACGGGGGTCGGAACCGTGTTATGAAGAAGCTACAGGCAATAAAAATCGTCTGTAGCTCAATACGAGACAACGCCTCGATTACTTCAAAATGTAACGCAATGCAAAGATGGGTATTTTATATGACTTTACAAAAAACAAAATGGGAAAATTTCAATAAAGCATAGAGGTGAGAGATTATATAATGATGATGAAAAGATAATCTTATTATATTTGACACCATCCCCGTAGTTGAGTCGCTACGGGGATTTTCTATATTAATTGGTCAATGTCAACTCCCAGCTATCCATAATGGTCATCTCCCAATGTGGAGTTCCACCACTATCTTTGACTGATACTCCATATACAGAAAGGCTCTTACCCAGACTGTCATATTCCAGTAAGGCAGCCTCCTCTCCTTTCCGAATACGGAGATTCATAAATCCAGTCATTTCCTCCCAATCGGTAGACCCAATGGAAAGATGTTCTATTATGCGTCCTCTTACCGATGCTCCAATAGCAAATTCCCTGATACGGTTCAAATATGATTGAGCTTCCTTATAAGTCATAGTACAAAAGTATGAAGTCTTAATGAAAGACAAAAAACGGGCTGCTTACTCAACCGCCCCTTCTATAAATTCCTTTAACCGATACAACCGGACGATTACCGGATTATATTAAGCATCCGGATAGTGCTGCTTAATATCGCAGATATTCGCATTAACATACAGAGAGGGTGTCAAAGATATGCTCTGCCTCGCTTAAAGTTACCTCTTGGGCTAATTGCGCGGTCTCAGCCCAGTTAATTAAGGCATTCACGCTTTCTTCGTCATAATTGTATTCCATTTTATTTAACTTTATTCCAAACAGGAAGGCTCCCAAATTCTATCTCATATTCAATTAATAGTTGGTGTTCTACAACTACAGGATCATCATTCTCGGTATCATACCATAATACAAGAAGATGATCTATTGCATTTTTCTTCATTTCTAATGGCCATGATCTCTTTCTTGCGATTTTACCAAACTGATGTCCATTAACAATACGGTCTTTTATACCACCCAAGCCAGCTTTACGGTGTACAATAACACCTTTTTTCTTATCTTTTTTGCCAGAGCGGCCGATATAGATCAACTCCTGTTCACCACCAATGAAAGCAATCACGATGTAAACTCCACTTTTGTTCGTCGGAGCATTACAAACATCATTAAGTGAATCCGTACTTTTGAACTTAAAACTGCCATTATTGGGGTATTCATTAAGTAGGTCAAACATAGCATTATAATTTAAAGTTTCAACAAACATACAAATATATAAAGAGAAGTCAAAGAAATCTCAATAAAATGATCTGAACCCAATAAGGCAAAGATACTAAGAAGGCAGCTTATTTGGCTGCCTTAGTTTTTTTCTTTTGGAATTCATCATATCCTAACTGCCAAAAATACATATCTACAATCTTCATTGGAGGATAAAAATATTCTAGTTCAGCTTGAATAAGGCTCTGACATTGTCGTATACAATCTCTATTTTTCTCGGAAAATTCAATTATCTGCACCATTAATTTTTCATCAAATGACCTATTTGAATAAATACCTGCTCCTACTTTAAACAAGTTATCAATAGCGGGAACACAACCTATAGTACCCAGCATAATTTTAGTGACCAATGTATCTGTAGCACTAACATCTAATTCTGTACCATCTGCTTTATAATATTTTAATTTACTGTAGTAGCTTTGGATTTCTTTGTATAACTCAATAATTCTAATAATATCTTTACTCACATACCATTTATTTCTCAGATTATAAAAATTTCTTATTGTGTCAATAGTCTTTATATGAATTTTGTAGTCTTTCCAGAAGATGCCACAACTACCTCTATACATTCCCCAACTCGCTAAATAAAAGGCAAGATGAAGCGCCAACTCATCATCTTCCTTCGTTTGATTTCCAAAAGCTTTGTAACAATGTTCCCATGATTTAAAACGATGGTTGGAATCTACTTTCATATTATCTAGATATTTTCTCACAATCTTTTTTCTCAAAACAAAATCTAATGCTATATTTTTATCCATAGTGTTGATTGTTTATTTTCTTTGTTAACAAACTGAGTCTTTCGGATTATAAAAGATGTGTCCTAATCATTTTCTATTTTTATTTCTCTTTAAAAAAGAGTATTATTTCACCACTCAATGCATCTTTTAGTATTGCTTTTGTTATATTCTGTGCATCAAGAGTTATTAATTTCTGTTCATGCATTTCGCTGTTGACATATTTTAATGATTTAATTTTAACTTTTCCCCAATTGCGGGTATTGACGTAAACATCTTTGAATTCAAATATTCGTTCTGTCTGTTGAATGGCCTCCTCTGCCAACTTATCTAAAGTTGCGACAACCTTCCCTTGTTCATCGAAAACGTTATTTTCTATAGTTTCCAAAGGAAGATATTTTTCTCCCCATTCATTGCCGCGTCCCGACAAATGCGCACTGAAATTCCTATATGATAGCCAATCTATATTATTTTCTTTTACCCAATCTGCATCAAGTGAAAAAAGCTGCTGGGTTAGAGATATATTTAAATCAAGCCTCGTTTCTGCTATTCTACAATCATCGTCTTGACAAGGGGTCCTTAATTCTTTTAGATTAATTCTATAATAATCCGCATATTTTTTTGCACCTTTCTGATATCCTACTTTTGTTATCATAATACCGGAAACATCTGTCAAATCAGACAAAATTCCATAAAAATCCCGAACTTTACCAATAGGAATCTCTTTCTTATAATTTTTACATTCAATAGCCACTTTGTGTTGAATGCCGTTTATGCTATATTCCCAGTAGACATCAATCTGATGCTTTTGTCCAGATCTACCTATAAGTTTGACATCATGCTTTACGCTAGTACTAATACCACGAGCATTGATTAACTCCTGATAGATTTTTTGTGTAAATTTTTCATATTCGATGTTTTGATTCATAAGATTATGACTTTTATAATAGATCCAATTCATTCAATAATTCCAGCAGACTTCAGTAGGCCGACAAATGGGCTTTGCCTTCTATCAATGTATGGCTTGACATTTTTAGTATTGATACATTCCATATCATGGATTTGTCTAAATATGGATATAAATTGATTCCTACTGATAGATTCACCATTCATAGCCCTAACGCTCCCGTTTTTACCACCTTTGTATTCTATAAAATCAAAAGTAGCTATTGCATTGTATTTAACGGTACCAGTAGAAGATAAAAATTGTTTATTCTTATCAATATAAGCTATTACTACATTCCAGATTTCATTAGCTGACATTCTCTTGTATTTATTTTTGACTTTCATGATAGATATTTTTTGCAAAAATACAAAAAATATAGAAACGAAAAGATTATCGCATAAGAGTCATTTATGATGATGCGAATCTTGTAACTCCTTAGATTTTGCTTTGCTTGTGTAAATATGAACTAAATAAACTCTGTTTTTTCATTTTTAGCCTTAATAATGCCTGATAGCATATATAATACATAGAAAGATTTTGATTTATTTAAGCACTTTAATAAATTTGCACTTATCAAAATTGTTATTAAAATGTGATATGAAGAAAAAAACGTATTTTGTTTTGATGGCATTATTGCTGTTGTTTACTTTTAATGCCTGTTCTTCCGATTCATCGGAAGAAGTTCTGTCTGAAAAAGAAGAGCCGGAAGTTCCCCCCGAAAAATATGAAAACGATGTTGTTAATCCTGATTATGTACCTATAGATTGGAAGAAAACAAAATTGCATGAGGTAGATGAAGAGAATGGAAGATATTCATTTGATGCTTCGTCTGAAACTAAAAATTTAAAACCGGGCTCGATACTTACAATTAATGCTGATACGGTGAGTTATATTGTTATTGTAAATAAGCTAAAACGTGATAATGGTAAAATAAGTATAGAAGCCAGAAAAGGTGACTTATGCGATATATTCGCCAACACAGAATTTACGTTATCAACCGGAGGACAATCTGCAAAGAATTCAAGCAAAAATGTAATTCTTCCTCAAAAAATATCTTTTTTGGACATAGATGGAGAATGGAAGGAATATAATTTTATGAATTCAAGAACCCCTTCGCATTTGACGGGTAATTTGTGGAAATGGGACAATGACAAACTTGAAGGTCGTGTATTATATGATCATCCAAAGTTTAGAATTTATCTGGAAAAATCTGATTTTCATATTGATATTGATTTAAATATGACCTTAAGTTTTAGTGGGCGAACACTTCAAGAAGTGAAAGATGATATAGAAAAACAATACAGAAGTAAAGCCTTGTCTATTGATGCAAATATAGAAGGGCGTTTTGAGACAAACCAACAACTTAGACTTGATGCGTGGCATCAATGTACATATGATAATGATGAACGTATAAAAGAATTGAGTAAATATCTACCTAAGATTAAAGTTGTTTTTCCTGTATTTGGAGTACCTGTTGAAGTATCATTAAATGCAGATGTATATCGTGCGGTTTCGTTTAGTGCAAATGGTGAAATCAGTGCCTATATGGGATTCACAGACAAAGCCAGTGGTACACTAGGCTTTCAGTGGAACCAATCTGATGATAGACTTGACCCTGTTAAAGACTTTAAAAATGAACTTAGTGTAACTTATCCGACAATGAAAGGGAAAGGGGATATGAATGGGAAGGTATGGCTATACCCACGTATAAGAGTTATCTTATATGAATTATTAGGGCCGTCCTTTGATATCAGACCCTATATGCGGACGAGTATCCATGGAGGGTTTTATGAAGAATTATTGTCTTCTTCAAAAGATTTTTGTGCATGGGATCTTTCTAATTATGTAGGATTAGATGCTAGGGCTGGATTAAGCTTAATGTTTGTAGGACACGAAGTCAAGAATATTTCAACAGGTGATATGAACGTATTTGATAAATGTATTTATCATTCTCCTTATGATATTCGTTACGTGTCTTCTACGTCAAAATCTGTGCAGAAGAATGTTCCTAATACCGTAAAGTTTGAAGTTTATGATATGGACTCAATTTTCAATAGAAGTATTCCTACTATCCTTAGTCAGATAGTCAAATTTGAAGGAAAAGGGGAGCTCTCTTCAAAATATGGCATAGCTAATCATGGGCAGGTATCTGTGGAATGGATTCCCACTTCTTTTAAAGATACATTATATGCAAGACTTTATAATGTGGATGGTAAAATAATGAAAGAAGCGAAATTTTATGGAGATACACAAATCAATGTTATGACAGAAAATGCTTCTGTTGAAAAGACTAATGTTGTATGTTTTGGCAAATTGGAGGACATGGACGATTTTTCAGAAATGGAATACGGTATTAAAATAAATGAAAACCATATAGCATCTCACAATATCAATAACTTGATATATTCTGTAGAATTATCAGATCTTTCCGAAGGTGCCTACAATTATTGTGCTTATGCAAAGATTGGAACAGAAATATATTATGGAGATATCAAGACATTTGTTATTGAAGCGGATAATAAAGAACCCACTCCGGGACAAGTTGTAGACTTGGGACTTAGTGTTAAATGGGCAGGTTGGAATATTGGAGCCAACAAACCTGAAGATTTCGGTAGTTATTATGCTTGGGGAGAAACAGGAGAGAAATCGGTCTATGAATACAAAACTTATAGTTATTGGAAAGATTTAGATGAAAGTGGAGATTATATTTTACCTGATTGCAAAGGAGGAGATTGTATGAATTACGCGGAGTTTGTCAATATCGGCAATAACATCAGTGGAACGAATTATGATGTGGCACATGTAAGATGGGGAGGCAATTGGCGTATGCCAACTTATGATGAATGTGCAGAACTAAAAAAATGTAAGCAGAAATGGATTGAATATCATGGTGTTGGAGGGCTGCTTATAACCGGTCCTAATGGAAACAGTATATTTCTTCCTGCTGTTAAGTATAAAGGTGAGAATGTATTAGGTGGATGGTCTAAAGCTTGGTATTGGACAGCATCAATACACGACGATGTATCTTCCAATGCTTATTATTTAGGATTCAATAATGACAAATATGGAACAATGATGGGAGGTATCTTTCGTTGGGAGGGTGCAGTAGTTCGTCCTGTTTGTGATTAATAGTCAACAAAGAGACTGATCCAAAATTGAAAAAGGATCAGTCTCTTATTGTAAATGCAAATTATTTTTAATCAATCTTTCATCATTCTATGCATAATGCAAATAATTCCAAAAATAATCGTAGCAAATAAAATGTTTGTTTCCATAATTATCTATTTATTTGTTATGGTACAAACATCGGGAAATATTCTTTGCTATTATAACAATTACTTGCTTCTAAAGATAACGGAATAATATTGGTCGGATTTATCCATAAAAAAGCTCCGACTCATCACGAGCCAGAGTATTCAACTTATGAATTTCAAGTTTTATTATGAGGAATCATTATTACGCCAATGTTTTTTTCGCCAACAGCGCAACAATAATCAGTACGGTTACACAAACACAGGCAAAACCGAATTGTTCATGGAAATAAAAAAACTTCCCGACTTATCACAAGCTGGGAAGTCTTAATCATAAATTTAAAGTCTTATTATAAGAAATCGTTTCCACGTTGTCGCCTGACCACCGCCAGTACGATAACAACAAGAACTGCCCCACTAACACATGTCAGAACTATTTGTTCAAGCAATTTGGATTCTCTTTTATCCTTCATCATTTCAGTGTACTCTTTCTCATGGATATCGGAAGAGCGTTTCTTGTCGGCATTGAGTTTTATAGTATCGTTTATAACCGATTTCTTGTCTTTTGCCTGATTGAAATTTCCCTCTATTTGCCCGTCCGCCAATAACGGAGGTTTCCCGGTCAGGCTATCGGGCGGTTTTCGGGTATCATAGATACGGAAATCAATCACATAGTTACCATTAGTGGTAATGAGTTCGCTCAAAGAGATGCTTGATCCGTGTACGATGTTGACCGTTTCACTGGCACTGTCCTTCCTGATTACTTCTGTGTCAGATTTGACAGCCTTATGCGAGCTGCCACATGATCCGAACAACAGGAACAAACACATGAAAGGAGCCAGCAATATATGCCGGCTTACCCAGTTCATAACTCTAACCAACATAGTCTACAACTTAAGAACTTGCATCCTGTTATCCCCGTCAGCCCGATAACTGACGTGCACCCAAGCGAAGTTAGACTCGTCAATCAATTGATCATAGGGCAGGTTCTTGCGGATATATTCAAATAACAGCTTGTTTTGCTGTCTGTCCCCAGTGTCAATATCAGCAGCTTCCCCCTTCATGTGCTGCGAGGTCTTGCTTCCCTTGACAGCTGCATTAAGTTCCAGACAGCGATAGCCACTGTTTACTGTTATTGGCTTTCCCCACCATGTGCGTAACGGATCAAGCACATTGTCCACCAAGGCAGTCAGAGCAGTCACATGCTCCTGTCTGCATCTGTTATTGATACCCAAGCGGTCAGCAGTTGTTGACTTGCAGAGTTCCGCAATCGTAAAAAACTTCATTTCTTTTCCTCCTTATCTTTAATTAATGTAGCCCTGCGTGGTGGAATACGACGGCCGCATTCGCTGTCGGGCCTGTCACAACGGTTATGTTCGGCATCTTTCAATTGCAGTTCCAGCTCGTGGCACTTATGAATCCATGCCAGCTTATCAGACTGTTCATAACGAAGCTCAACGTATAACGCATCAATCTTGGCGTCACGCTGGGCGATACGTTCTTCCAGCCAGTCAACCTGCTTGCGCTCGTTCTCATCCTCCATTGAATCGGCGGACGCATCCTCTTTCCGTGCGTTCGTCTTGCGGTTCACCCAGAACGTGACACCCCAACGGACAGCCTCCAATCCTCCGAAAGCCCCGATTATAGCCAACCAGTCGTTTAATTCCATTCTGTCTATTGTTTATCTGATTATAATACTACTTCAAAGATATGTCTATTTACTTACGTCATTGTTGCAGAATTACTTAAATCCATTGCCACGATATGACAATAAAAAAGAGCCTGATGACAATATTTATTGCCATCAAGCTCCTGGTTACACTGCAAAGATAGTGAAAACTATTCCATATTCAATTCATATTGAAAAAAATAATCAGGAGCAATATTTCGATTATCCGAAGAAATTAAAGAGTCACAATATTAATAGAAAACAAATAGGATTCATGAAATCTACCGGTTGTCTATAAAATCAGATGTTCTCAAGCCTTTATCGGGAAACATCTTTACTTTTTTCCTTTTCCTTTGAACATTTTTCAAGTCACGCACAATGGTGCTGGAAAGTACCTCCGAATAAATCTGTGTGGTCTTTACGGAAGTATGTCCGAGCAGTTTCTGCACAGTGGTAATAGCCACTCCCTGATGAATCAGCAGGGTGGCACAGGTATGACGGCTCACATGGTAGGTTATCCGCTTTTTGATACCACATAACCCGGCCAGCTTTCGAAGCTGCTTATTCACTTCCGAGTTACAAGGCAAAGCGGCAAAACTTCCGATATCCGGATAGCGGTCAAGAATGCCCAATGCCCTGCTTTCAAACAGCAGATGTAACGGCAGACGGATTTCCACCCCTGTCTTGACGGATTTGAAGTACAGCCACCGCTTGCCGTTTATCCTAATGAAATTCTCAGGTGTGAGCTGGCAGAAGTCAGAATAGCGCAATCCGGTATAACAGCAGAACAGGAAGGCATCGAGCACATGGCGCATGGATTCCTCTTCCACCTCGACCGTTTCCAGCTTCTTCAGCTCGTCCGGGGTAAGAAACTCATGTCTGCCTTTCTCCTGTTTGATTTTGTACTTTCTGAACGGATAAGCATCCGCGTGCATATATCCCTGGTTGATTGCCTCATTGACCAAGGTACGGAGCTGTCTCATGTGCTTGGCTATCGTATTGACCGCATTGCCCTTTTCTCTCAAGTATTGCTCAAAATCACGAAGGAATGTATAGGTAAGATCCTTGAAGTCCAATCCGGAACGGAAATCATGCAGGACCGCCAGTGTCGAGTGCAGGTTGTCCTTGGTGGACTGCTTCTTGTCCGAATTGTCAATGGCTGATTTGGCGAAAGTGGAGAAGCTGATATTCACGGCACTTTTCTTCTTGACAGCATCCTTCAGTAGTGAGAGTGTGGCA